TCGGGTGTACGGCAATGCTCGGGTGTCCGGCGATGCTCGGGTGTACGGCGATGCTCGGGTGTACGGCGATGCTGATATAGAAAATGATAACAATCATTGCGGATTTGATTGTTTCGGTTCATGCAACCGCCACACTCACGCATATTTGACAAAAGATAATAAAGTCGAAATAACTTGTGGGTGTTTTCGTGGCAGCATTGAAGAGTTTGAAAAGAAAGTGGAGAAGACACATTCGGGAACAATCTACGAGAAACAGTATAAAGCCATCATCAATGTTATTAAAATTAAATTTGGGTTGACTGATTTGATATAGATTAAGTGCATTTGTTTACATGCCTTCCCGGTCTGTGAAGATAGGGCGGGCAAACATGGTGGTATGGCGGAATTAGAAGACGCTATTAAGCAGTAGATTGATGCTCTAAGCTGAGGATTATAGGAAATGATAATCGGGAAAGGTTGGCGAAAAGGAGACCAGCATATCAGGTAAACGAAGCATTCGATGGTTATTAATCAATCGGTGACGGATACCAAAACCTACAACAGCGAGCCTTATTCATAGTAGGCGATAAAAGATGTAAATGAGCAGCATAACAATCATGCAGGTGCAAGTCCTGCTACCACCTCATAAATGTGAGCCACACATAAATGGCAAGGGTTAGTAAATAATGGTTGTGCCCCGGAGAATACGCTTCGGGGCTTTAATAAAAAACAACATGGAATATAAAACAATAATTAACGGGAATGCCCCTTCTAAGGCTAATTGTTATAAAATAGTAACCATTAATGGGCACGGATGTTTGGCGAAAACTCCAGCTCTGAAAAAATATGAGGAATCGTTTATCTGGCAGGCAGGGAAGTTGAGGGATTTGAATATCAACGAGCCATTTGAGTTCTACATTGACGTGTACTACCCAAGTAAACGGAGCGACCTTGATAACGTATTAAAACTACAACTTGACGTGTTGCAGCGAATCAAATGTATCAAGAACGATAACAATTGTTGTCTTATCCATGCACGTAAATTCGTAGATAAGGATAATCCTCGGGTTGAGATTACGATTAAGACTTTGGAATAAAAAATATAGTTTTTCTTTGGTATTTCAGAAAATGAGTGTATATTTGCGGCATCCTACATAACAAACAAGGCAAGCGTGCGAGCCTGCCGATATTTTTCGAGCGGGCGTTTTTTATGCTTGCAAGATTGCTGCTATACATATATGGCAACTTACGTAACCCCGTGCCGGAAAGTTAATGCTTCCGCTGCCTTGTTTGGTGTAGGATAACGGGTAAGTGCGGAGTTGCCGTTTCTTTATTCCTTCCGCTGAAATGCCAAAAATATCCTATAAAACAATGGCAAAAGAAATTATTTTATCAAAGAAGAGTAGCGAAAGCGAAATCAAAGCGTACTTCAACGCTGTATTAAAGTTATCCCAATCTGATAATGAGTTCCCAATTAACCTTGATGAGGTGTGGCCGTTGGTCTATTCTGAAAAGGGAAAGGCTGTTAGAGCTTTGACATCAAACGAGCAATTCATTGAAGGAGTTGATTACAAAATGCTTGCCCAAAATGGCAAGCAAGATGAAGCAAGTTGGGGAGGTAACAACAAAGTGAACTACTACTTAACGGTTTCTTGTATGGAGTTTTTCATCGCAAGAAAAGTTAGACCTGTATTTGAAGTTTACAGACAGGTGTTCCACAAAACTGTTCAAAAAGCAATCGAAGAAAAAACAGAAGTTAGTAAGCCAACCATTTCGGACAAGATGAAAGCAGCTACATGGGCGGCAAAGTTCTTGAACCTGAATGAAAGCTCAAAGCTGATTATTGCAAAACAGATACTTGAACCGTACAATCTTCCTCTTCCCGACTATACCCCATCAAAAGGAGTACTCAAATCAGCTTCCAAATTATTGGCGGAAATGGGGCTGAAAAAACAAATATCGGCACAGGTATTCAACAAAAGAGCAATTGAAAAAGGCTACCTGTATGATATAGAGAGAGATTCTTCCCACGGTCAGAAAAAACAATTTAAATCAATCACAGAAAAAGGTCTTTCTTATGGAGAGAACCAAGTAAGCCCAAATAATCCAAGAGAAACGCAGCCGCTATGGTATGAGAACAAATTTAGTGAATTGTTAGGCATATTAGGTTTTCAATTCATGGGAGGATTGTCTTATGAAAACTAAATTGTCCTCTCTCTTATTAATGTTAGTACTCACTATCATTAACCCTATCTTGTTTATATTACCGTTTATTGTTTGCTTCATTTCAGCGAAGAAAGGAGGTCTGCTATGAAAAAGAAAATAGCAACCGTTGAGATTGAATGCTCAAATTCTCATTTAATACCAACATTCAGTGACTTTTTAAATGAATTACAAAAGCAGTATGATATTGAGAAAGACTGCAAGAATGAAGCATATTCTTTTATAATAACAAACGGACTGTTTGAGGATTTTAAGAAGTTCAGTGAAAACTACAAAGGAGTGGACCACTACAAAGCAATAATCGGAATGCTTATCACTGATGCTGAAATAAAACAAATCAAGAAATAACAAAAATATAATCAACTAAGTGCTGGTAGCCTTATACAAGGCTGCCACACCTCTTATATCATAAATTATGAAAACAATAGGAGAAATAATGAATGAAATAGAACATATACCTAAATGCCCTAAAAGTGGGGAAGTCAATTTGCTTTATTTAATTGGAATAATAAAAAAGTAATATGGAATTTTTAGAGAAAGATTTAGAAGATATTATTTGGGAAGCATACCAAAGTGAATATGGAAAATATGAATTATTTAATAAAGGGCTAGCAATATCAGGTAAAATGTACAGACAGGTAAATCTTGGTGATTACGGAATACTTGATTTAATGACTGTAAGTATTAATCCCAAAGATGTGATAATATCAATTTACGAACTGAAAAAAGATATTATTAATATGTCAACAATGGCTCAAGCAGCAAGATATGGCACAGGAATATCTAAATATATAGAGGAAAGATGTAACATACATAACCGTCCTATATCCTTACAATTTTTCTTGATAGGAAAGGAAATAGAATGTAGATCTGATTTTGTATTTCTCTATAACAATAGCCCCCATTTTAAAATCTATTTATACAAATATGAATTAAATGGTATTCATTTTAAGTACCAACAAAAGAATTGGGTAATTGAGGAAGCACATATTCCCAATTATAATCTGTCTGTAAGCGATGTAAAATCTTTTTTTTTTAAAGAAGATAATCCATTCTAAGAAATGAGCGATAAAGGATTTATAAAACTAAGCCGCAAGTTATTTGATAACAAGATATGGCAGGCCGCCCGGGCATTTAATGAGTGCGAAGCGTGGATTGACTTGATACAGTCAGCACGATTTGAGGCATCATCGACTACGTCGCGCATCGGGTGTTATGAAGTAACATGGGGAAGAGGGCAATATCCTGCATCCAATAGATTTCTTGCTAAAAAATGGGGAAGATCTGAACAATGGGTTAAATCTTTACTTGGAAAGTTGAAAAGAGAGAAAATGATCACTACTGATAATAGCCAAGGAGTTAATGTGATTACTCTCATCAATTTTGAGAAATATAATGGTGAAGTTGTAGATAACCCACCTAGTAACCCACCTAACAAATTAAATGATAGAGAGTTACAAGAGTTGATAACCCACCTAGTAACCCACCTGCATAAGAATGATGGAATTTTGCAACCCACCTCTAACCCAAATAATAAGAAAGAAGAAATAAATAAAGAAAACTCTATAAATAGAGCAAAAGAAAAAATGGGTTCTGATTTTGGAAGTTGTGATATAGATCTCAGTGAATTGCAACATGAGCTGTCATCAGACAGCGGATGGGAGGAAGCAATAAGGCTTCATTTGTACCGTAACGGGATAAAGGTTTTCGACCATGATATGTTTCTTCTATGGCTTGACAAGTTCGTGATAAGCCTAAAAGCCGGAGGGACTATCTCGAAAGACAGGAAAGGTTTTATGGAGTATTTTAGGAACTGGATATTGACCGAGATAAAAAAGGGGGCTACAAATTTGTTCCAAGATACGAATGATGCGTTGTTGGAATCTTCTAAAGATAACAATGCCTATTATAAATTCCTGTCATATATCAAGAAACAAGCACCGTATTGTTTTTCCAATATGCGATTGCCTACGGAAGAAGAATTTTTGCTTTTACGGGACAAATATGGGAACGATATGTTTAAAAGCGCATTGCGCACAATAGAGGGCAGAGCAGACATCCGTTCAAAATGGGATGTTTTGTATTATGCTATTTTAAAACAACTCAAGTTTATGAAAGATGAAAGATGAAATAATGCCGAGTGGAATGCGTATATTGCCAAGAGATGAAGAGTGTGAGAAACGTGTTCTTGGGACCATTCTAAGCGAGAGAGATACCATTTACGAAGTGAGGGATATCCTTACTGAAAATTGTTTCTATAACGATTTTCACAAGCAGATATACAGGACTGTATTGGAAATAACGGATTCCGGTGGAAGAGCTGATGCCATCAGTGTGAAATCAAAACTGGAGTTCTCATATCCAGACTTTAGTTTATATGAGCTGACAAAGATTTCAGGAATGTACACATTCGATCTGTATCAATATGCGTGCAGACTTCATGATCTGATGATACGGAGACGGTTCTTTGATATTGGGAGTTATCTCGACAGTAACGCTTTTAATGAGAAGGAAGATATTGCCGACGTCGTGCAAAAAGTGTCAGATCAGCTTGCTAATCTGTTCTCATCCAATTGTAATTCTATCAGCACGGTCAAGGAATGCATAGAATCCGTATATGAAACGATAAACCGCAACATGTCAGGGAAAACAGACTTAACAGGTACACCGACCGGATTTGACAAGATAGATGGGGAAACAGGTGGACTTCAAAAATCAGACTTGATAATTATTGCAGGTGAAACTAGTGCTGGCAAAACGTCAATGGCTGTAAGCATGATGAAAAACGCTGCAATAGCAGGTGCTAAGATAGCCATGTATTCAATGGAGATGAAGAAGGAACAAATTACGTCTAGAATTATTTCAATGATAAGTGGTATTCCTTCAAATGTCATACTTTACTCACCGCTTTCCGGAATGCAGTTGGAAAATGTAGACCGGGCTGTGGATACTGTATCAAAAATGCAAATCTATTTCGATGATAGGAGCACGTCCAATATCGACACGATAATATCTTCAATCCGTCAGATGAAATTTAAAAATGGGATAGACGGGGCTGTGGTAGATTATTTGCAGATTTTGAATGTTAACATGAAGGGAAGTAACAAAGAACAGCAGATGGGAGAGGTTGCAAGAAGGCTGAAGAATCTGGCAAAGGATTTGGATATATGGATTATTGCATTGTCGCAGATGAATAGGGATAATCTTAACCCTGTACCTACATTGGCAAGGTTAAGGGATAGTGGACAGATAGCGGAAGCAGCAGATATAGTTATGCTGATTTATCGTCCTGAGGTAAAAGGGAAGCGGTATCCTGATGAGTTTTCAGACGTGGACACAAAAGGAACTGCCATGATTGATATAGCTAAAGGCAGAAATATAGGACTATTGAAGTTTATTTGTGGCTTCAATGCTGCATCTACTCACTTTTACGACTTGAACATTATTCCCATATCAAGTAATAGCACTGAAGATGATAACAACCCATTTTAAGTATGCCAAAGAAAGTCAAACCGGAAATTGTATATGTCAAATGCCGGAATTGCAAGAATGCCTCGGACTTCGGGGATAATTCTGCGTATTGTAAGGCTAAAGGGCATAGAGTGTGTGCCTGTGACAGATATGGGCAAATTTGCAACAGTTTTCTAAAGAAAGAATTATAACGAAAAAGGAGAAATTTATGAATACCGAGATGCAGAGAAAGATACGTGAATGGGAAGCGGAACGCGACAGAAACCTGCGCATACACTGCCCTCTTGTAGCTGCCAAATTCCAAAGGTGGATTGACAAAATTAATAAAAAGGAGAACGAAAGTATTAACCGCATGAAAGGAAATGTAAAGTGAAAATATACAATTATGAAACCAAAGAAAAAAATAATAGATGCCGCCATAGCCAATGGTAGCATAGATAGATTGAATATGCTGCTTTCAGCCGCTCACCTGTTGAATTGCGAAGCCAATAACTTAGTAGAGGAAGCGAGCGATTTAATGGCAGAGAACTCCCTTCTGCTTGGAGATTTAAAAAAGTTGCACAATGACTTCGTAAAAGTTGCCGATAAGTATTTCAAGGAGTTCTCCACCCTCATTACTACTGATACCGCCAAGATGGATATGTTCTCTGACCTTGATGGATTTGATAAGGCATTCAGAGAGTGGGCTAAAGTACCGTCAGAGTGGAAACCTAGAGAAGTTTGTAGAAACCATTAATTAAAAGTAATACAGAAACAAGGAAGAATCATGAAAAGAGAATTAACGCCTGAGAATATTCAGGAACTGAAAGAAAATCAAATATTCGTTTTTGGAAGCAACATGAACGGCAATCACGCCGGAGGTGCAGCTAGATTGGCAGTTGAGAAGTTTGGTGCAATTATGGGGAAAGCAAAAGGGATACAAGGTCAGTCCTATGCTATCCCTACGCTGGACAAGGATATGCAGAAAGTAACTGAAGAAGAGCTGATCGTATTTTTAGGGAACTTCGGGAATTACGCTAACGAGCATCTGGAAAAGGAATTCCTCCTAACTGCCATTGGCACCGGGATAGCCGGATTTGACGCCGGCTACATGGCGTACATGGTACTTAGGGCAAACCTGCCGGATAACGTTACCTTACCAAAGGAATTTGTCAAAATCAAAGGCTACAAAGGTTTTAACCCCGATTTGACATGTAGGGATTTCCAATACAAAGAAGGTAAGGACTATGAAGAAACAGGCGATATAAGAGCTTGCGGTAACGGATTTCACTTCTGCCTCCATCCGTTGGACGTGTTCAGTTACTATCCACCTGCCGAAGTTGGTATGAATAAGTTTCACGAGGTTGAGGGAACTGGCGATATGGACGTAGATACGGATGATACGAAAATTGCTTGCTCAAAAATCCACATAGGAGCGGAACTAAGTATTAAGAGTATTGTAGACGCAGCCGTTAAGTTTACGTTTGAAAAATGCAAGTGGAAGAAGGGTAAGTCAGCCACAGGTGACCAAGGTGCAGCATCAGCCACAGGCTACCAAGGTGCAGCATCAGCCACAGGCTACCGAGGTGCAGCATCAGCCACA